AAACTTCTGAGACATTTTCATTTTCTGACATACAAGAATTTCTAAATATTAACACTTGACATTATTAGTGAATGGGTCTATAATATCACTATAGTAACTAACAGTTTCTCCCCTCTAATCTGATGACAGTTTCTTACTTCCAAGACCAGAAAAAGCAAGTGAGAGTAACACTAACTCTTTCAGTCCAGGATGACTTTAATGCCAGGCAAATTGATTGGAGAAAGTTGTTTGAATTAGAACCAAATGAGCAGGTAGAAAGTTATATTGAAGAACTGTAAATAAGTCCCACTAAATGTTATTAGACCTGAGTAAGTCTCTAAACTATTCTGTACACTTTATTATGGCAATTATGTCTACTAACTTTGCATTTTTCCTACTTGAGCAAACTAACAACGGAGCAGAGATATTATCAGTGCTAGATGATATTGTAGAGGTGGAAGATACAGTCCTATAACTAACAACAACTGTGTGCCTCTTAAGTGATACTTAGGGGGCACAGTTTATTGGTATTAGTGTTAGTGAAACAGACAGTATTTTGTTGTTATGTGTTATTATATGTGGGGTGCGTGATCGAAAAAAAGTAAGAGACCCTAACCTACAGAGGTGACAAATTGAGATGTATATATAAAAATCTTGAAAAAATTTCTCAGGTAAAAAACCCCTTCACAGACCTTTTCATATAATGAAGCACGAAATCTTTCCTACACCTATTTGGCAAATAAAGGGAGCACCACAACAATTAATAGATGTGTTATTACAAGGTGCATATGCATGTAAAGATCAAGTAGAGAATAATAAAAGATCTAATGAGGGAGGATATCAAAGTCCTCCTTTTGATTGGGATCAGTTTCATCCAGAAGGCATACAATACGTTGAAGATATTGTAAAGAAAGAGATAAAGGAAGAAGGTGAAGACGCTCAAGTTGCTAAAGTAGCATGGTGGTATAATATTAATCCTACAGGTGCATGGAATACACCTCATACTCATCCAGGAGTTGATCTTGCAGCAGTACTCTACTTAACTGATACTCAAGGTGAGTTAGCTTTTATGCCTCCACATAATAGAAGTATTGGAATGAATAGAGGATACCAATCAATGAATAATAAGAAAGGTGATTTAATAATATTCCCATCTGACATAATACATATGGTATTACCAAATAAATCAAAGGAAGATAGAGTATCCATCTCTATGAATATAAATGTTAATTTAAAACCTTTTGATACTCCTTCCACAACCTATAGATATACTAATTCTAAATGAAGATTTTACTTTTATTACCTTTCAAAATATTTAATTTTTTTATGTGGACTATACTTGGAATCATCGTAGTTAGCATATATAAATTAATAACTTAGTATGGAAATGGACACAAGTTATCACATATATGCAAAGGATAGAGTTCTTTATTGTAATTTGAATGAAGAAGACTTTGAGGAGAAATGGCAATTGTTAAATGTAATGGTAGGATTACTGAAGACAGATTATACAGAACGAGATTTATCATATATTAAGTTAGGACCAAAGGCAGGTGTAGGTGGACCAGGTAGGGTTATCTACAAACATAGTTGGGAAGAAGATTCTTATTGACATAATACATAATATACTCTATAATTGAATTGAAGGTATTACACAGTTATGGCAAAAGGATTTACTGTTAAAGCAGCATCACCTAAACCCAAGAAAGAAGAATGGGATTATGATGCAATCAAGGCAAGAATGAAAGGTAAAACAATTGTGTTTTGCTTACCAGGTAGAGGATGTAGTTATATCTTTTTAAAGAATTTTGTACAGTTATGTTTTGACATGGTACAAAATGGAATGAGTATTCAAATATCACAAGATTACTCTTCTATGGTTAACTTTGCACGTTGTAAGGTATTAGGTGCAAATGTATTAAGAGGACCAAAGCAGATTCCTTGGGATGGTAAACTAGAATATGATTATCAACTATGGATCGACTCTGATATTGTCTTTAGTACTGAGAAGTTCTGGCAACTCTGTGATGTAGCAATACCAGCAGAAGGTGAGGAGAGAAAGATCTCAGCAGGTTGGTATGCCACTGAAGATGGCACAACTACGTCAGTTGCTCACTGGTTAGAGGAAGATGATTTCAGAAAGAATGGTGGAGTTATGAATCATGAAACTGTAGAGTCTATGGGTAAGAGAAGAAAGCCTTTTACTGTTGACTATACTGGTTTTGGTTGGGTACTCATTAAGAAGGGTGTCTTTGAGAATCTTCCTTATCCTTGGTTTGCTCCTAAGATGCAAGTCTTTGAGTCTGGGGCAGTTCAAGATATGTGTGGAGAAGATGTCTCATTCTGCTTAGATGCAATTGAAGCAGGTGATGAGATATGGTGTGATCCAAGGATTAGAGTGGGTCATGAGAAAACAAGAGTTATCTAGGGGACCTCTAATGACACTATCAAAACAAGTACAATCCTCATTGGATGAGGCAGTTGCATCTTTAAGGAATGCTCTTTCCTTTGCAGCAAGAAATGAAGAACCTTATATTAGCAAACACATTGCTGATGTAATGTTTCAAATAGAAAATCTCAAGAATGTTTCCAATGTTCTTGCAATGTCTGAAAAACTTATGAAAGATATGGAGGAAGAAAACTAATGCCAGTCAAAAAATCTCTCTCTGGAGGCGATTATGTAGAGAGTATACCCAAAAAAACCTATCAAGGAAGGGGTAAACACACAAAATATGCTGCTACAAGTGCCAATAAACCTAAAAAAAGGTATAGAGGACAAGGAAGATGAGTAAAGAGACCTAAGGGTCTCTTTTTTTATGATAAATAACTTATATTTACCTTTTTTTCATGCCTGTAGAAAGGATTAGTAGGGGTTTTAAGGACATTAGTATGTCTTTTGAGGTAAATCCCATTAATAATGATATGATTGGTATCAAAAATAGCACTGCTATTGCACGTTCTATTAGAAATCTGGTGCTTACAGTGCCAGGTGAACGTTTTTTTAATGAAGATTTGGGTTCTAGGGTAAGTGAAATACTCTTTGACAGCATAGATGACATTTCTGCTTCAGCCATAAGGGATGAAATTGAAGAAACTATCATTAAATATGAGCCAAGAGTTAAATTAAACAATGTAAAAGTGCAACCTAATTATGATAATTATGAATTTGATGTTACTATTACCTATGACATTATAGGAATTGATGCTACACCACAACAATTAAACTTCGCACTAGAGTCAACAAGATAAATGGCATTAGTAAACTTTACAGATTTAGATTTTGATCAAATAAAGACTTCATTGAAGGATTATTTGAGAGAAAATTCTAATTTTACTGACTATAACTTCGAAGGATCAAACCTTTCGAATATAATTGATGTATTGGCATACAATACTTACATCAATTCTTACAATGCTAACATGATTAGCAATGAAGTTTTCATTGATAGTGCAACTTTAAGAGAAAATGTAGTTGCGTTAGCAAGAAATATAGGTTATACACCCAGATCAAGGACTGCTGCAAAGGCTATAATTTCATTTTTCGTAGATACAACTGGATTTACTACTAAACCTGTTACTTTAACCATTAAAAAAGGTATTGTAACCACTTCTGCATCAGTATTTGGGTCAGAAAGTTACTCTTTTTGTATTCCTAGTGATATAACAACACCTGTAGTTGATGGAATTGCTACTTTTAGTAATGTTGTTATCTATGAAGGGACATTTTTAACCTCAAATTTCACTGTTTCTTCAGAAATACCTGCTCCACCTTCAAGATATACCTTAGATAATGCAAATATTGACACTTCTACACTAGAAGTGAGTGTAAGAGACACCCAATCAAGCACATCTTCCAAAAAATTTGTATTTTCAGACACTTTGATTGAAGTTACAGACACTTCTAGGGTATATTTCCTTCAAGAAGTGGAAGATCAAAGATATGAGCTTATTTTTGGTGATGGAGTCTTTGGAGAAAAGTTAAAATCGTTGAATTATATTGATGTTTCTTATCTTACCACTAGTGGAGAGGGAGGAAATGGTATTTCTTCCTTTACTTTTAATGGAAGAATAGTTGATAACAATAATAATCTAGTAAGTACTGGAATTTCTATACTTTCCACAGTAAGTGAGTCTGCAGGAGGTAAAGAAATTGAATCTATAGACTCAATTAAGCGTTATGCACCTAAAATTTACTCCACTTACAATAGAGCTGTTACAGCAGGTGATTATGAAGCATTAATTCCTAAAATTTACCCTGAAGCAGAGTCTGTTTCTGTTTTTGGAGGTGAAGAATTGAATCCACCTCAATGGGGAAAGGTTTTTATCACTATAAAACCATTTTATGGACCTTATGTGCCAGATTCCATCAAAAATAACTTAAAAACTCAACTAAGAAAGTATTCTGTAGCAGGAATAGTGGCTGAAATACAAGATTTGAAATATTTGTATGTTGAAGTTGATGTAAATGCATATTATAACCCTAATTTAGCATCTGATGCTGCAGCAGTAAAAACTGTAGTATCAAATAATATTAATTCATATGCAAATTCATCTGAAATGAATAAATATGGAGCAAAATTTAGATATAGTAAGTTTCAAACTGTTGTAGATAATAGTAATGAATCAATAACATCTAATATTACTAAAGTTACGATACGTAGGGATATGAAACCCCTATTAAATCAAACTGCTGAATATGAGTTGTGTTTTGGAAATCCATTTTATATAAAAAATATGAATGGTTATAATATTCAATCATCAGGATTTACTATATTTGGTCAAGCTGATACCCTTTATTTGGGTGATAAACCAGGAGAAGATAAGCAAACTGGATCTTTATTCTTATTTAAATTGGAATCTAGAAATAATCCAGTGGTAGTAGTAAGTAATGTAGGAACAATTTATTATGACAAAGGTGAAATTTTATTAAAAGCAATTACTTTGACAGGCACATCAAAGAAAATTCAAGAAATGCCAATTATAGAAGTAGCAGCTTGTCCACAATCAAATGATGTAATTGGTGTACAGGATCTTTATTTACAATTAGATGTTAGTAAGAGTACTGTAGATATGGTAACTGATACTGTAGGTTCTGGTGAGGGATCTTCTGGTAGTAATTACACAGCTACCTCAAGTTACATTAGAGGAAATATAGCAAGATTGACTGAAGAAGAGGGTCAAAATACATCCCTTCAGTCATTGGATACATATGTATTAGGAGGTACTATTCAACCAGAACTTCAAGGAAACCCTGCAGCACCTGATGCTACACCAGCTACTACATCATCTTCTACAGCAGTTACTTCTACTACATCATTATCAACATATTAATCCTTTTATTAGCAGGAAATTAACACCACTATAAAATGTCAGAAAATAACAGAGTCAAAATTAGTTCCGTTGTTAGTAATCAACTTCCTGATTATGTAAGAGGAGATTTTCCTCTTGCTGGAGAATTTTTAGAGCAATATTATACTGCTATAGAAAATCAAGGATCTACACTTGATATTTTACAAAATATTGATAAGTATGTAAAAGTTGATGAATTAACAAATCTAGTAGATTCTACAACTCTGTCCGATAATGTTGGAATAGCAAATAATACTATAAATGTCAAATCTACCACTGGATTTCCTAATACTTATGGATTAATTCAGATTGATAATGAAATTATTACATATACTGGAATTACAACTAATTCTTTTACTGGGTGTTCTAGGGGATTTAGTGGAATTACATCATATAGAAGCGTTAATAGACCCGATGAGTTAGTATTCTCTGAATCAGGCATTTCTACCCATTCTTCAGGAACAGTAGTTAACAATTTAAGTATTAGATTTTTACAAGAATTTTTTAAAAAGGTAAAAAAACAAGTTACACCTGGTTTTGAAGAAAGAACTCTTGCTGATGATATTGATAAAGGATTATTTCTAAAACAGTCAAAAGATTTTTATTCATCTAAAGGAACTGATCAATCTTTTGAGATTTTATTTCGTGCGTTATATGGAGAAGATGTAGATATAATAAAACCAAGAGATTTTCTCTTTATTCCTTCAAATTCAGATTATAAGATATCTAAAAAAATAGTGGTTGAGGCTATTGAAGGAAATCCCTTAGATCTCATTAATAGAAACCTATTTCAAGATTCTGTTGCTGGATTACCTAAAGCTACTTCAGCTGTAAGTGATGTAGAACAGATTGTAAGGGATGGAAAATCTTATTATAGATTAAGTTTAGATTATGACAAACAAAGTGATAGATTATTTGATGATTTTTCTATTCACCCTAATACCAAATTAGTAGATTCTGTTTCTGTAGGATCTACTGTTTTAACAGTAGATTCCACTGTTGGTTTTGGAACCACTGGAACTTTAGTTGCTAATTATGCAGGTAACAAGTCATCTACTATAAAATATACATCAAAATCATTAAATCAATTTTATGGTTGCTCTGGAGTTAATGTAAATCTTAATAGTAAGCAAGATGTTAGATTAGATGCTTTTGCTTATGGTTACTCTGGGGTAGGAACAGCTAATATAGTCAAAGTTAGAGTAACTGGTGTTTTAGGTAATTTAGATCTAGATTATAACATTGATAATTATAATGAAATTGGAGATTCTATAGAACCTAGAGGATTGGGAATTAATTCTGCAGATTTAATTACCAAATCTTTACAACCTAATGTTTCTATAACTTATGATGTTGCATCTTTTGATCTTGTAGATTCCTCTAACTTTACATATCAATTAAATCTTTTTGATCCTCATAGTTTCATTATAGGAGATAGAGCTCTTATTAATGATGTAGAATGTACCATTATAGGTTTGATTAGTTCTAAGGAAGTCTTAGTAAAAGGTGCAGGAGAATTATCTGTCAATGTAGATTATAAAATTAAAAGATTAGTATCTAAAGCTAATTTATCTAATTATCCTAACGCAAATATATTTACTACAAATGTTCAAAATTCTTATGTAGACATTAATGATGATTATTGTGTTTATGTAGCTTCATCTTCCATTCCAGACTATCTTGATGAAGGTTTAGACATTAGACAAACAGATCTTACATTTACTGGTGTATTTTCTGATAGCACTAATATTACTATTCCTAATCATGGATTAATTACTGGAGAAAAAATAAAATATGCAGCAGGAGAAGGTAATAATAAATTAGATTTAGCAGAAGATGAATATTTTGTTAAAAAAGTAGATATTGATACTTTTAAAATTGCTAGAAGTTCTTCTAACTTAGATAATGATATTTTTGTATCATTTTCTGGAGGTGTTACAAATAATAAATTTAAATTAGCAAATTTTGCTAATAAGACTATACAATCTCAAAAATTATTGAGAAAAATTAAACCTCCAGTTAGTAGTATTTCAGAATCAACTGTGCCTGGAAAAATTGGTATATTGGTGAATGGAGTTGAAATTCAGAATTATAAATCAAATGATGTTATTCATTATGGTTCATTATCTGAAATAGATGTTACTAGTGGAGGAAAAAATTATGATATAATAAATCCTCCTATTCTTACTCTTTCTGATAAGACTGGGATTGGATGTTCTGCTCTTTGTGAAGTAGAAGGAAATGTAGAGAGAATTGATGTAGTTGATGGTGGATTTGATTATCTAACCACACCAACTTTAAAAATAGATGGTGGAAATGGTACAGGTTGTGTTGCGTATGCTAATTTAAAATTAATAGATCATTCTGTAGAGTTTGATTCTACGGAACTTGGAGGATTAGTAAATATCACTAATAATATTGTAGGATTTTCTACATTTCATAAATTTAGAGATGGAGAACTTGTAATCTATAATCCAGAAGGTCAAACTGCCATAGCTGGATTGACTACAGGTGCTGCATATTATTGTTGTGTTAAAAGTGCAACTACAGTAACTTTACATAAAAAATATGATGATTCTATAGATGGACTTTCACCTATAGATTTAACTGGTTATGGTGCAGGTATTCATCAGTTTGATTGCGCTTCTCAAAAGAGAATTATTAGTTCTGTTAGTGTTGCTAGTTCTGGAATTGGATATAGGAATAGATTAACTACAGTTACATCATCTGGAATTAATACTTCTAATAATACAATTAACATTAAAGATCATGGTTATAGTAATGGAGATAAAATAAGATATAATACTAAATCTACAACTCCTATCACTGGACTTTCTACTCAAACTGAGTATTTTGTTTCTAAGATAGATAGTGGTTCCTTTAGATTATCTGAAGTTGGAATAGGATCTACAGCTCAAAATTTCTATTTAAAAAATAAAGATTATATTAATTTAGTTTCTGGTGGAACTGGCGTTCACGAATTTAATTATCCTCCCATAACAATAACAGTTGATGGTAAGATAGGAGTTTCTACATTTAGTGGTCAGAATTTTAACGCAACATTAAGACCTATTGCGAGGGGATCTATAAAATCAGTCTATATTCCATATGGTGGTGTTGGTTATGGATCATCCGAAATTATTAATTATAATAGACAACCAGAATTTACTTTAAATAAAGGAGAAGATGCTCAATTAATTCCTATAGTATCTCATGACGGAAAAATAAAATCAGTAGTAGTTAAGAATGAAGGTTCAGGATATAATTCTCCTCCAGAATTAACTGTAAACGGAGATGGAAAAGGAGCTGTTCTAGTACCAATATTAAAATCAGGAACTATAGATTCTGTAGTAGTATCTCATGTTGGAACTGGATATAGTTCTTCAAGTACAAGTATTGCAGTTACTCCAAATGGAATTGGTGCTAAGTTCTTTTCTCAACCAAAAACATGGACAATTAATAGCGTAGAAAGATTGATACAGAATAATCAGATTACATCTGATGATGGAGTAGTAAGTGAAGGATCTAGAGATGAATTTGGTTTAGAATATTCTCATTTATATGTTCCTAGAAAATTAAGACAATCTGTTAATGTTAAGAAAGATCTGGGCGATAAAGAAGTCTTTGTTCCAGATTTACGTTTAGAGAATGATATTGAACAAGATTCTATAAATCATTCTCCTATTATTGGATGGTCATATGATGGATCTCCAATTTATGGTCCATATGGTTATTCTGATAATGGTGGAGGAGAAGTAAAAATTCTCACATCTGGATATTCTGTTTCCATATCATCAGAGAGACCTAACCCACTTACATCTGCAGGTGAAGAAATATATGAAAGAGGATTCTTTGTTGAAGATTATGTGTATCAAGCAGATAATGATTTAGATCAACATAATGGTAGATTTTGTAAAACTCCAGATTATCCTAATGGAGTATATGCTTATTTTGCTACAATTAATCCAGATGTTAGAGATTCTGAAGGAGCATTTAAAAATTATAGACAACCACAATTCCCATATTTTATAGGTAATTCATATAAGTCTAAATCTATTGATTATAACTTTGCTCATAATTCTAATCAAGATGATATTGATATTAATAACACTAGTTTGATAAGAAATACTAGTGTTTACAATTTCTTATTTAATAAATCTGTTTATGAATTTTTAGTAGATCCAAATGCTATTAGAAAACAAAAAACTATCATAACTTCAACATCTATTGGATCAGTATCTGATGTAGGAATAAAAACAGGAGGGAATAATTATAAAGTAAATGATATTATAGAATTTGATAATTCTGGAACTAGTGGAACTGGAGTTAAAGCTAATGTAAAAGATCTTAAAGGAAAAACCATAACAGATATTAGTGTATCTAATTCCACATTTTCAAACGTAGAATTTGTTCCTCATGGAGCACCAGGTGAATTTATAGGATATACTACATCTCCTCATAATTTATATGAAACAGAATTTCTTACTATTAGTGGATTGAGTACTAATGGATTAACTAATAATAAAATTGTTACTGCTGGAGTAACTACAAGTAGATTTTCTCTGGATGTTGGAATAAGCTCTGCTGGTGCTACTGGTCTTGTTACTTTCTTTAATGTTAATGGTAGAATTGGAGATATATTTCAAGTCAGACCTAATGATCTTTTAGGGATAGGAGATGAATGTGTAAAGGTATTGAATGTAGATTTAGATGATTCTAGACTTAGAGTTGTAAGAAATTTCAATTCTACTATAGGAACTGCACATACAGCAACTTCTTTAATAGAATCTAAACCAAGAAACTTTAATTTTATTAGTGACATTGGTAATATTAGTAATAATCTTACATATAATAATGAATTATACTTTAACCCCGCAGACTCTGTAGCATTAGGAACTTCTTTTGGAGTTGGTATTGGTTCTACTGTAGTATTTTCTAACCCAGGAACTGGAATAAGTGAAATATTTATTCCTACCAAATCCATTTATTTTAAAGATCATGGATTAAAATTAGGAGATCAATTAACTTATAAGACTAATGATGGAACTGCTTTGGGGGTTTCAACTGATGGTACTATGACCTTTACCCTCTCTAATGAACAAACTCTATTTGCTGCTCCAATTAGTGAAGATTTGATTGGTATAGCCACTGCTAGAGTTGGATTAGGAGCTACTGGATCATTCATAGGTATTAATAGCACTACTAATATTAGCACTTTATTTTTTACTGGAATTGGAACTGGTGTAAAACATAGTTTTAAAACAAACTATAGTAATGTTTTAAGTGGTACTGTTACTAGAACTTTAGCAACAGTATCAACTGCTTCTACTCATGGTCTTTTGGCTGAGGACATTGTAACTCTTTCTGTTTTGAGTGGAGTTACCACCACTATAAATGTTGCATATAATGATTTTAATAGAAGATTAGTTATTAATCCCAGAACTTATATTAAATCAGGTATCAATACATCAGATAATACTATTACCATAGCTGATCATGGTTACATTAGTGGACAAAAAGTTATTTCTACTGCTACAACTTCACCAGGAGGATTAGTAGATAATGGGATTTATTATGTTGTAGTTGTAGATAAAGATAAAATCAAATTATCCAATCAATATCATCAATCTATAAAGGTTATTCCTGATACAATTAATATCACTGACGCTCAAGATGGTACTATTTCACCTATTAATCCTAAAATAATTACGCAAAGAAATCAGGAAATTAAATTTGATCTTTCTGATTCTAGTTTATCATTTAGTGATAATGGAGTTCTATACAGTGCATTTGATTTTGCTATCTATAATGACAAACTATTAAATGATAGATTCTATTCTTCATCACTGACAGATACTTTTAATTTAACATCATCTGGTAAAGTTGGTATTGATACAACTGCAAATGTAACAATCAAAAATGTAGAAGAAATTTCTGAGGCATTGTATTATAATTTAATACCAATAAATGATACTTTAAATAAAGCAGTTAAAAAAGAAATTATTAGAGATACTTTAAATATTGAGAATTCTAATACTTTAGATCTAGAGGATAATCCTTTAACTTCTAGTTATACTGTAGTTGGTGTAGGAACTACAACTTTTAGTTTTTCTGCTATAAAACCTTCTCCAAAACTTCAATATGATGAAACAGATGGTGATTTTTCCTACACCACTAGTAGTAAGAATGCATATGGACCTATAAATTCAATTAACTTAAACAATAGGGGCAACGGATATAGATCTCTTCCAGGAATTAGCACTATAACATCTGATTTAGGTAATGATGCTATATTAGAACTTTTTGGTTCTGATGTTGGTAGAATACTCGATGTTGACATTCAAGATATTGGATTTGACTATTCATCAGATAGAAGTCTTAAACCAGAATCTCAAATTCCTCAATTAGTAAAAGTTGATGCTTTAGAATCTCTTAAGAGAATTGGTATTACTTCATCTGGAAAAAATTATCTAGAATCTCCTGGATTAGTTGTTTTAGATGGAACAACTCAGAAAGTGGTTAGTGATGTTGATTTGGATTATGAATTAGGAGATGAGGAAGTTACTATTTTAAAGAACACCAGATCTTTAAACAATGTTACTCCAATAATTCGTCCAACTAGTAATTCTAATGGAATTAAAATTTCTGGAATGGACTTTGATTTTGGAACAAAGTTAGTAACAGTTACCTTGGGTGCTACGTTTACAACTCTCTCAGACTTCCCATTTGAGGTTGGCAAAAAAGTAATGATTGAGTCAGTTAGTGTTGGGGTTGGCACTACAGGAATTGGTTATAATTCTGCAAGTTATGATTATAGATTATTTGAGATTTTATCAACAGATGCTAATATAGGTGGTGCTGCTGGATCTATCAGTTATAGTTTATCTGGTATTATTCCTGAAGGAAAAATTGCTGGAACATTTAATCCTGCTCAATCTGCTGGAAGAGTTATTAACGAAGAAGATTTTCCAATTTTTGATATTTCCTTAAAAGGAAATAAATTTGATATTGGTGAAACTATAGTTTCTCATAAAGCTGTAGGAGTTCTTCAATCTTTCAATACAACAAATGCATTTTTAAAAATATCATCACCTCAAGATTATGAAGTGGGAGATATTGTTACTGGAGAATCTTCTGGAGTAAAAGGAACTGTTACTCAGGTTGTGGGATATAGATCTTTATATAATGTAGAGTCTTCCTCTATAGTTAAAGAAGGTTGGAAAGATGATAGTGGATTTTTAAATAATGATAGTCAAAGATTATTTGATAGTGATTATTATCAATATTTTTCATATTCTATTAAATCTGAAGTTCCATTTGAGAAATGGGAAAATGCAGTATCATCTTTAAACCATACTGCAGGATTTAAAAATTTTAGTGATTTGGTTATAAGAGATGAAATTAGTGTTGGAGTAAGTACTGTACAGACAGAAAGTAATTTTGATATTATTACAGATTTAATATCTGTAATGGATATGAATAGTGTATTTGATTTTGACCTTGTTAGAGAAAAAACATTAAGAATAGACAATAAAGTAATTTCTGATCAGGTAATCTTTGAATCTAGAAGAATTAAAGATTTTACTTCTTCAATAGGTAATAGAGTATTGAACTTTGATGATGTGAGTCCATTATTTAATAATACTGAAAGAATAGACAAGTTTTCTGCTGTTGATACTTTTGAACTTCAAAATACAAGATCTAGAAAATATCTTACTTTTGTTCGTGATAGAAGATTTACTAAAGAAAGACAGGTTATGCTGGTTTCTTTGATTCATAATAATAAGGGTAATATTCTCTTAAACCAATATGGTACTATAGCAACTCATTCAGATGGTGGAGAATTTACCTCAGAATTGGGATCTTTTGATTTAGATATTAGTGGTGAAAATGGAAGATTATTATTCTTCCCTAAGAAGTTTAAGGTTAATAATTATGACGTCACATCCATTGCATATAATATCTCAGATAGCGCAGCTGGAATAGCTTCTACTGCTCTTGGTTCAGTATGTTCAATTGTAAGTGGAACCACAGATATACCATCAGGAATTTCAACATCTCATTCAATTGTATCATTTGCTTCCACTTATAGAGCAGCAAAGGTTTTAGTTTCATATGCATCTAGTGATAAGTCTTATTTTGAATACGAAGAATTAAACATAGTCCATAATGGAACAGAAGTTGAGTTATCCGAATATGGACAATTAACAACAGACAATTTGGGTAGTGGATCTGGAACTCCTGGACTTGGTACTTATAGTGCTTATATTGCAGGATCTCGTATTAGTGTTGATTTACATCCTAATGTAGCTACTGCCACCACATATACTGCTAATACATTATCTATTGATTTAGCAACAAATGCTGTTGCTGGAATTGGTACAACTACATTACAAACAGGATTATTTGATTCTAGAAGAACTTCTATATCTTCAAGTGGATCTCCATCTGCTACTACTGTAGCAACATATGATAATGAATCATATTCAGGTGCTTATTATGTTGCAGTTGTTACTAACACCACTAATAGTCATTATGCGGTATCTGAGTTGATTGTAATAGATGATGGTACAACATCATATCTTACTGAATATGGAAATGTAGAAACATCTGCACCAATTGGAACATTTGATGCAGAAGTGGATGGAACTAATACTAATTTAACATTTACTCCAATAGCAAGTGTCAATGTTGTAGTTCAAGTATTCCAAAATGCAATTAGAGTGAAGGATGATGACAATACAGAAGTTCAAATTGATTTAGAAAATGCTACTATTGATTCTGGTGAAGGAACTTATAGTGGTACTGGTGCTGATATAGCAAGAGCTTTTGAACTTACTCATAGACAAAATCCAATATTTAAGAGGAATTTTGTAGGAGGAGCATCTACAGTAGTTAGTCCTCTTAGAGATACTATTAGAATTCCAGATCATTATTTTGTAACTGGTGAAGAGTTAACTTATAGGTATTTGGGAGCAGGAACTACCTCTGCTATTGGTATCAGTACTCAAACTATATCTGGATATGGAAGCACAGATAAACTTCCAGATAAAGTATATGCTATTAAAGTAAATGATTCTACATTAAAATTAGCATCCACTGCAGAAAATGCATTAAAGACTGTTCCTATACATTTAGATATTACTGCTGTTGGTGTAGGTACTTCTCATTCACTTACTTCTAAGAAACAAAATTCAAGATGTATTATTAGTATTGATAACGTAATTCAACAACCTATAGTTGCAACATCAGTAACTACAGTTCTATCTGCAGCTGCAGATTCTGCTGCTGATAAGATAAAAATTTCTGGTATTACTTCTGTTACTGGTGGAGATCTATTAAAAATAGATGATGAGATTATGAAGGTAAACTCAGTTGGAGTAGGAGATACAAATATTCTTTTAGTATCTAGACCTTGGATGGGATCAGGTTTAGCTGCACATACTGCTGGATCTTTGGTTACAAAGATTGAAGGTAATTATAATATTGTTGATAGTACTGTTAATTTCTATGCTGCACCTGCAGGACTAGTTCCTCTTTCAACTTCTGCAAATGAACCAGATGAAAGGGATTGGGTTGGTATTGCAACACACTCTACATTTAATGGAAGATCTTTCATGAGATCTGGAATTAAAGATACTACTGTTGAACCTTATTCTAAGAATTACATCTTCG